CACGCCGACCTCGCCGCCGACTCATTTTCTTTTGTAGGATTATCTAACCACTTCTTCGCAGCCTCGATTGCCTCTCTTGGTCTTTTGTCATCAGGATAAACTTTCTCAAAATTACTCAAACAAAGTTCTGCCGAAAAAATAGATAGTGCAACAGAGTCATTCTTCTGCCATTTCCAGACCCTTATAACTCTCATTTCTGACCATACTTCTTTATCATCTTCTACAATAGACTCACCTCTCGTCTCTACCTCTGCCAACAGTTCGCCTTGAACATAAGAAAATGCTTGCCACATTTCTTTTGAACAGTGAAATCCATTTCTACAGATATTTAAGTCACCTTCTATTTTATACCACTTACCGATCTCCCAAGTATGATTACCTGAGTTTGATTTCAGTCCTTCTCTTAAAAATTTATATCTTTTCATTTCTTTTTATTTCTATATTCTTTTAAATACTGCTTCGTACACTTATTGCATACCGCTCTTCTTTTTTCTGTCCACCTAGGCTTCTCTAACTGGCCGTTGCACTTGTCACAGAGTTTCATGGTTGTTTCTGTAGGAGATTGATACAATCCTGCACACCTTTGTTATAATCAGAAGACTTGCTACCTATCATATCCTCCAACATCTTTATATGAGGCAACATGCCGTTTGACCCTAGCTCGTATCCTTCGAAGTACACTTTGTGACCGTAGTTCTCGGCGTGGTCGATGAGTTCTTGAGCATCGAGGTTTGATACCCATGTGTCAAAGGCATCGGACATATTGTCATCTGTACCCATATAGTCCTCTGCGTGAATGTCACCAAGGTAATCTTCAAATGACTGATGTTTCATGTTAGTTATTATTCAGCTTCGCTAAAGTCTTCTTCGACCTTTGTGCAAACACATTCTTTTGTATTCTCTTCATCGATTCTCACAACTCCTGAACCCTCACAAACTAAACAAATCTCGACTTCTAACTCTTTTGAATTTTCGTTATATATCATGTTAGTCATTATTAACTGTTAATCTTTTTGCTTCTAAACATATCGCACAATCCTGATCACTACACTTTGCTCTAATCTGCTTGCGAACGTATGCTGACTCTCCCCCATTCTTCTTTGCATGCTTTTTGATAATCTTATCGTCTTCTCTTGAAACCCTATATGCCCTTAAAATTAAATTATATTTGCTCATGTAGAATAGTATAGCGTTATACATGTAATACGTCAAATCACCAACTGTGGATAACTTCTGCAATCTCTTTAGCACGACTAGACGTAAGGCTTTTTGCCTTACTACGTCCTTTTTCAAGTACAAATGTTTTGATATCAATTAAACAAAAACATCGAGGGTATTTGACAACAATATATGCTGGTTCATTACGAAGATATACAAAGTCAGGTTCTCCGTCGAGACCTGTGACACGGATAAGTACACCCTTGTCACTATTTATCGCAATGGCGAAATTAACCTGTCCTTCGGTAACATCATTAAAGTTTAAATAGTCTTTTCCTCGACTATCTTTAGTTTCCATAGAGCAAGTTACTCGCAGATTCTTCTCAATCCATTCTCGAAGTTTTAATCCAAAGGCTGTCTCTTGCTTCTTATTCTGTTTCGGTAATTCTGGCAACATGTTAGTCTTCCCACTCCGAAGGGATAAAGTCTCGCCCCAATTGAATTGTGGTATATACTTTCTTGTCACATTTACCGGCCATTAAATAATAGTAAACTACAGGGTGAAGATTGTGGATTCGTCGCAGTCTATATTTCATCTGTACAAAATCTCTAACTTTATATGACATACTTGTAAATACCGCACATGAGAATGTGTCTGCATCAAAACCTGCACCGAGAGATGCTTGAACAATAAGATAACACTCAGCAGATTTCTGCGCTTGTTCAAGTATTTCTTCCTGTTTCTTTACTCCTCCATGTACCATAAATACTTCTCTATCTTTTGATAGAGATTTCTTCAGTTCCTCTACCTGTTCAACATAATATGCAACGACAAGGACTTTTCTATACTTTTTACCGATAGATAATATTTCTTTATGCTTTTCAGATTGCTCATACTTATGCTCTTCTACAAAGCGTTCTGTAGGATGTAAAAGGGTGCTTTTGAAGGGCTTACTTTTTATTTTGATAATTTCTTCCTGTATCGGATCAAGGAAATTTACGCAATCCTTTAGAAGTACAATGTCTGCGTATTTTTCAAGTGTAGGTCGTATTTCTGTTCTCCAATCAACTTTCGGAAACCATGCTGACCACCTTAAGAATGGGCGTGATTCCAACGAAAAAAATCTATCCCTCCACACTTTCCAGTCTATATATATTCCTAGATAACATAGTAGACTATGCAAATTCCACGGAGTGGATCGGATCGGGGTGGCTGTGAGTAGTAGTGTAGGCATGTCATATGCCTTTACGAGCTTGTACAAAACCTCTGACAGCCCCGAACGTCCCTTGGTGAACAATGGAGAAGCAAACTCGTCTGCTTCATCTACAACGAGGGCTGACCATTTCTTTACAGGCATCTTCTTGAAGTCATCCTTTGATACAACCGTGGCCTTTGTTTGCCAATCGCTGAGTGCCGTCTGCCACTTCTTAACAACACGCTTAGGACAGATCACGAGTGCATCATCATCTCTGCCATCCTTGAGCCAAACACAGGCTGCGATTGTTTTTCCAACGCCACCCTCCCACACTAAGAGCATTTTATCTTTCATATTCTTCTTAAATATTTCTTGATGATGTAAGAGCTTATTTTGCATACTTATTTGAATGCTTAAAAGGCATAGTTAAAACTAGATTAGGGTTTAATCCTTTAATTATTCTATATCTCAGTGCCTGCCTTGAACAACCTATTAGTCTAGCCCACTCAGAATAATTTTTAGTAATACCATTAACTGTTAAAAACTTACTCGTTCTTTTATTTAATCCTTGTTCATAACTTGTTGCCCAAACACAATTCTTTTTACAGTAATGCCCATTCGTGTTTATTCTTTCAATGCTGGTATTATTTTCTCCGAACTTTTTACAGTGAATTAAAAAAGATTCATACATATCTTTCTTAAAATCTTCATAACTTTTCCATAAAAGTTTTATTCCTCTGCCTCCGTATCTTATATAATCTTTATTTTTCTTTTCATTACACCGACGATAAATTCCACGATAACGTGAAAAAAACTTAGTTTTAGATTCTCCGTGTGTTTTCATATGTTAAGTATAACATAGTTTTGTCTGGTGACAAGTCATATCTTATTCCAACCCACAAGGGGTTATGGGCTGGATAAAACTAGAATTTTTCTACCATGTCCTCAAAATCTTTATCAGCTTGCGATGTTGATTCTTCACTCGCTGTGATTTTGAAATGTTCGGTGATCTTCTCCACAAGGAACTCCCTAGCTTCTCCGAAGTAAAGCTTCCACTGATCCTTTGATAGTGGTTTCTTGAGTTTCTTGGGTTCTGGGTATCCATTAATATTCTTCTTCGCTTCGGCATCGTAGAAATAGTTACCTAGCTTTTCGTTCTTACCAGTCTTATCACTATGCTGCCAGATAGTAATTCCTTTTTTACTCTTTCCCTTTTCATCAGTAAAGGAGTAAGGAACAATTTTGACCACCTTATTGAGATCAACATTGATGAGCTTCTTCATCATGTCTTCCCCATAATTTGAACTGGTACTTAGTGACAATACAACAGGCTTCTCATCACCGTCCTCTACGGTTACTTGTAGCTGTCTTCCGTACTCACCCTCTCGGAAGTCTACCTTTGTAATCTTTCCAATAAGCTCAGTGTAAACGAGTTCGGTTTTTGAACCCTCCTTATCGTCACTGGTCTTGTACTTCCTAACCTTAGCGCCCTCTGTCCCCTCTGGAACAGTTACGTGTATTTTACCGTCTGCTAGAACACTTGCGAATATTCGATCTTCTTTTAATGTTAATGACATAATATGTTATTTAATAACCTCCTTAATAATTTACTTTGATGTTTTATCGACATTGACATCCAGCTAGGTACGATCCCGAAATCATTTTACAAATAGGCGAGTAATCAATAGACATTGATAACTACTCCTACCGCTTACAATTCCTTTTGTCATACCTATGTGGATATCTCTGTCTCTATATACATTATAACTTACGTCAAATATTATACAAGTGGGGATAACCTCGGGCGGCTTTTTCTAATGTCACGATCAGTTAGTAGCTTAAATGCGGAATAGTTACACTCCCACATAAGCCTTTTGTACTCTATATGTATCTCCGAATTACATTGTAAACACAGATGTGCTTTTCTACCACCGTGTATTCCTTTATTACATATTTGACATGTGTTCTTGTACATATAATTCCATTTCTTTTACTACCCTGTTAATTCTAACACCGAACTTTAATATGTCAGCCATCGTTCTTTTTGTGGAAAACTTCTCTACTCTGAATGGTTTCACAAAATCAATCTTGAAATCTTTTGTCTCCTCCGTTGGTAACCATACTAGAGTAATCTCTACATCTTCTGGCTTTATTTTGTTTACAACATAATTCATAAGAAGATACATGTCCAACTGGCCATGCTCATCGACTCTTTTCTTTGTCCATTGTTTCTTTCCGGTCTTAATTTCTAACAATTTCTTAAAGGACTTATTGCAGAAGCTGTCAGCGTATCCGACAAGTGGTATCCCGTTAAAGACACACTTGAATGGATGTTCCATCTTTGAATGTCTTATAATTTCTGGTATATATGTTGGGTCTTTCTCTATTTGTTTGCCTACTTTCGACCCAAAGGACATTTCCCTACTCTCTTGTCTTTTACCAAGAATGTAGGTGTCATACCATTGGCTTTTATCCCACTCAAAAGATGATATGGCCGACCATGATAGAGGACGTTTTTTGAGGAAAGATTTGATACTAAAACCTGTTTTCATTTGAAATTTTTTCTAGTTCCTCTAATGTCACATCTCTATATGTTTTTATTCCTAGAGAAGATTGAACTGTGACAGTCATCGTTGTAAAGTACACATTCATACGAACACCGTTGTATATAAATGACATCATGTACGGATTTTTTTGTTGTCCTAAATCTGTCCAACCAAGCGCAGTTAATAGTTCTTTTATTTCCATATATTTAGAAATTATTTAGTGCATCTCCAACAATGTCATACCCCTCAAATGTACCACGCTCTTCTAGCTTTCTACGGAGGCCAATATAATATCTATAGCCCTTTGAGTCTCTTCTTTGGATAATCTTCTTTGTTTCCCTCTCAAACCTTTTCATTTCTTTGCTAAAAGTAAATTCAGAATAAGGCTTAATTCCTTTACGGGCGCAATATATGCGATATTCAGTCCCGTCTTTTAATGCTGTATGCTCTTTTCCATAAAGGAAGTCATTGTACATTTCAGTAGTAAAAGATGGATCAAAATCATATTCAGATTCAAGAAAAGCGTATACAGAATTACTATGTAGCATATTTTCATGAGCATCCTCCATGCTTTGTTGATTTATACTAAAACCATTATTGCGAGTAATAATTCTAATCCCTTCTATCGCCCAATTGAGTATCCCAGACCCCTCTTTTTCAAGAAGCCTCTCATCATATCTCTCAACACGATCCTTTTCCGGTATTTGATACAAGAAAGGAATAGATATCATTCTATGTTTCATCCCTTGCGAGTCCTGAAAACGAGGGAGATCATTACATGCTATAAGAAATTTACACGTCACCTTATATAGATATGTAGGTTCATACTTTGGATTTATTTCAACCAATCCCTCCGCTGCCATCATCGTTAGCCTTGATGATTCGATATACTTAGATGAAATTTCATCAGAGAAATTGAGCTGTTTACCGACAAGTGAAGTTAATACCGAGGAACTTTCCCCTCCTACTTGTGACAATGAAAGTGTGGAAACATTACCCCAACCAAGAAGTCCGCAGATTATTTTTGCAGTAGTTGATTTTCCGTTTCTTGCCGTGTCACCATAAAGATAGAAAACTTTATGCTTTGGATTACCTTCGAGAAGGCAATAACCAAACATTTCTTGTACCATTTGAGCAGTCATAGGATCACCATTAGATACCGTTGCCATAAACTGATCAAACATTGGTGAGGTAGCTTTTGGATCAAAGTCGTAGGGAACTTGAACTGTGGAGAAGTATTCAGAAGTATGATTTTTTAATTCAAAGCTATCCATATCGAGAAGCCCATTCTTTAGATTCAAATACCATTTTCTACCAATTAAATCTTTATCAGTAAAATGTCTTTTCTCTGTTCTGGATAAAAGAGAGATTATTCTGGTCACCGTATCTTTCACTTTCCTTTTTACTGTTCTATGGGCGTGTAAAGAGTGCTGGGCAAGAAGTGTATCTACATAGTTATAAATCTGTTGTTCATATAAAAATGAATACACACCATTTTTATATTCATAAAATTGAGTATTCTCCCCTCTGTTAAATACAACAATGGTGTCATACTGTTCTATAAACTTCTGATCAAGACTATTATAAATCAATTCTTTTTCTTCACTACTTGCCATTACAGCGCCAGATACAGCCTTTGATACAGTCTTTCTCTTCAAATATTCCTTTACTTCATCTTCTGATATCTCATATTCTTTTGACAATTCAATTACATCATTTTGAGTACCAAGCTTTGATAAGAGAGAGGAGGCAGAACTATAAAATTTATGTCGAGGTTTTAATTTAGTCATACAAGTTTATTTACTAATCGATAATTTTCCATAACAAGCTCTTTTGCTGCCTTTCTAAAATCTCCTCCATATTTTAATGTTGCTAGTAAAGAGAACTTTGTGTAACCTTTCATCTGTTCAAGCTCTGATACCGACTTTGTGTACGGAAAAAATAGATCGTAACCTTTCCAGTTTGTAGAAGCAGATATACCGTCTTTTTTTCCGGGCCGTCTCCAATACTGGATACCAGAAGCTCTGTTATGACCTACTTTCTCCCAACCTAGAGGAAACAAAACCTCCTCCCATGAAGCTAGTGCATTAAATATGTCTCCTGGTCTACCCATATCAGGTTGTGCAATCGCTTTGAATGGAGTATATGAAGTAGAATCCTTTTCTGGTTCAAGAGCCTCTAATACAAGTACCATTAAATCATCTGGTAGTTTTCCAATAGGGACATCGTTAGTTAAGGTATAAGTGCCATTTGGAAAGAAAGAGGGGGGAGCGAAAACAATAGCGCCATTGGATTGTACATCTACTGATTTTAGAATACCTTTATGATCTTTTTTCTTATGCTTGGTTGATTTGAGAAGGGGGTCATATAATGTATAGAAATGGTATCCACCGGAGGGGGTACGAACCTCGTACAATCCACGATTAAGAAAAGGGGTAGGATCACCATCATTTTTTGTATCTACATCGAACACTACCAAATTTGATATTTCTCCGCATACGATTGCGTAATTTTGTGATGTGAATTTTGACCAATTTTCGATCTCTTTTTCTGTCGGTTTTCGATGTTGAAATTCTGTCCATTTTGTGAGTACTTTTTTCTCTTTTGAACCTGTATTAAAAAAGGAATAATTTGCCTTTTTATATCTGTTTATGAAAATATTTTGCATACTTTTAATAATTATTATCGTTTAATTTCTAAATATTACCCCCCTTTGACATCAAAAGCAAGTGTGGTAATCTGTGGATAAGCATAATTTTTCAAAATTATGTCGTTTAGCGAAAAAACCTGATCTGTGTAGTGCAACTACGTAGAAATCAGGTTTTTTTGTGTCTTTCTGACAGATACCGACAGATACCGACAGATGATGTGTCGTAAATCTGTAGGTCAACAAGGCCGTAGAATACAATTCTGACAGACCGACAGATATATTACTAAAAGTTATAGAATATATATATTGAATTTCCCTACCTGTCATTTATTTCTTCACTACCCTCTATAGAATCTTCTGGGTGACCTTTTTCCTGCAGTATCTGTCAGAAACGCATTATATGGCTAATATAAAGGGCAGTTTTACGACAGATGATCTGTCGGGCACCTGTCGGACATTCTGTCAGGGTTTTTTATGGTTTTCACTTATCCCCACCCCCTATTTGACATACGTCATTGTATAGCGGTATGATGTAGGTATTAGTAAATAATAATAAAAAAATGTCAAAAGAAATTACAGTCGTTATCGAGAAGGAAGTGTCACCAATTGTGAGGCAAGCACAGGAGTTGAAAATTGGGAATGTAAAGGATATGGAAAAGGCTACGGAGACTTTATCAAAACTTAATCTTTATAATGATCGGATTACAGAGGAAAAGGAAAAGATAACAATACCTGCTCAAGCAGTGCTTACAGCAGAGCGTGCTCGTTGGAGTCCTATTGAAAAGCCTATAAAGCTCGCTATTGACCTTATACGAGGCAAGATGAGCGAATATCAGACGATGTTGATGAAGATGGCAAAAGAGGAAGAAGATCGCATAGCGAGCCGTATAGGGGCTGGAAAGGGCAAGTTATCGGTAGAGACAGCGGTGCGCAAGATGTCAGAGGTTGAGAAACCACAGGAAAAGACGATAACGGATAGCGGATCAATCAAGTTTAGAGAAACACAAATTGTGAAAATTGTTGATAAAAGCAAAATCCCACTTGATTATTTGATCGTAGATGAAAGTGCGATACTCAAAGCTTTGAAAGAAGGTAAAAAGGTCACTGGATGTGTACTAGATATTAAGATGACTCCTATCAATAACAGATAATAAAATGAAATCACGAATATATTACGAATTGAGACAGAATGAGTTTAATGGGTACGCAAATATTGCTCTAGCAACCATCATGATTGCGGTGGTTATCCACAGTTTGTAATTGATGTATAGCGGTGACGTATGTTATATTATAAATAAGGTTAGACACCTTATCAGTTAGTAAATTAAAAAATGAAAACAAATATATTCTATGGCAATCAGCATATTGGAAAGTTCAACTGTGACGGAAAGAAATATACCAAGTGGCAGATATTCAAACTCCGATTCGTTAGATTCGTTCAAGTGTTAGCAATCATTGCGGTTTGTGTTTCTGTTCTATTTATCGCCTATCAGATTGGCGGCAATACAATCCCCCCGGTTACGAAGTTCGTTGACAGAGAAGTCGTTAAGGAAGTTCCAGTTCCCTCTCCTGTACTCAATAGGATTGCTCAATGTGAGAGTGGAAACAAGCAATTCAAAGATGGGCAAGTAATTATAAATTCTAGAAACAGTAATGGGACTTCGGATATAGGTGTCTATCAAATTAATCTAGCCGTATGGAGTAAGAAGGCTACCGAACTAGGATACAATCTAGCTGTAGAGGCAGACAACCGAGCGTTCGCTCATTGGTTGTACAGAAACTTCGGAACTGAACCGTGGTATAGTTCAAAATCTTGTTGGAATAAATAATGTTAAACTATAAGACACCTTACACAAGGTGTTTTTAGTTATCCACATACTCTCAAACATATTTTAGTAACGTATGTTATGTTTTACATATGTCATCAGATGCAAACATAAGGCGTTGGTCAAAAGTCTCTAAGAAGACACGGTCTGAGACATTACGAAAGGTCGTGCAAGCCAGATGGGCAAAGACTGGTCTTGAGGGTAGGTATAAGCAAGCAATGCTCATGGTGGCAGGTAGAAATAAGAAAAGAAAGTTGTTATGAAACCTTTGATAGCTTATGCTGTAGTTAAGAAAAAGAATCCGAAGATAAAGTTTATAGATATTTTTGAGAATAAAGATGTTGTTTACGAGAAGGATGAAAAGCTTATTAAAATAAAAATACAGGAATGTTAAAAGTAAAATCATTTAAAATATCAGACGATAAAGGAATAAACGAGCTGTTAACGAATTACCGTATGGCTAGCGGTGCTCATATTTTGGTGAGTGAAGGTTCACTTTGTATTCCATATGAGGATGGAGAAAAACCAAATAAGTCTCAATTGATTTGCAGTCTTGCTGAGCAGAGAAATAACACGCAGACACAGCTTGATTTGCTCATTCATTCTCAATTGGTTTTGGATATACAAGCTAAGGGAATCAGGAAAGAGATAGAAAGATGTGAGGCAGAGCTCGTGACTCCAGATAGTAAGGAATCATACGATAAGGGAAAGAATTTGAAAGACGAGGTTAAGAGATTACAGAATGTTTTGTCGCAAACTGAAAATCAGATTGTAATGAATCAATCTGAGGTAACTCGGTTGAATACGAACATCGCTGTTTTTGAGGAGTCGATAGCAAAGCTTTTTTAAAGACTGTTTGTGTTGTATAATGTAATTAAACAGGTTTCAGGATCTTACCTAAAAACAAAATGGCTGGAGATATATCAAGAGAAAATGGCAAAAAAGGCGGTAGAAAAAAAGGCTATCCGGCCTTAGAGGCGGAAAAAGCACGACTCATGATTGCAGAAAAGTTGGCCACAGAGTTCGAACCCATCGTGGAGAAGGCTGTTGAGCAGGCAAGAGAAGGAAATAAAGAAGCACGTGAGTGGCTTACAGATCGTGCTTATGGCAAGTCGGTTCAACCTCTTGATGTAAACAATAAGATGATTTTTGATGACGAAACCATTAATAAAGCAAAAAAAGCTATCGGAGGACTCATTGGACGAGATCTTAAATAAAGGCGACCGTAAAGAAATCAGAGCACTTTTTAGTTTCGATTCAGGTGATTCTAATGAAGAAGTTATTGTAAAATTCTGTCTTTGGTCAAGATGGTTTTTTCCTAACTTCTTTAAATTTCCTAGTGCGAATTTTCACAAGGACATTGATAATTACAATCTGGCCATATATCGTGGTCAGCAATCTATATTTGTAAATGTTGGTTTCCGGGGGTGTGCCAAGACTAGTCGAACGAAGCTTTTTAGAGCGTTTGTTATAGCCAACGACAGAGATCATATAAAAAAGTATTTGAAAATAGCGGCTAAGGATTTGGGTAACGCAAAACAAATTGTAACCGATATTTATAATATGCTTGCCACGGGGCGAGTTCGTTATTATTATCCAGAGATTTTTAGAAAGACTGAAGAAAAAAGACAGGAGACTATGGGTGTATTTGACACAGCTTCTGGTGTAAAGGTTCTTGCGGTTACTGTTGGTATGGATCAACGAGGTCAATTACAAGACGAATCAAGGCCTGATGAGGTCTGGTTTGAAGATGTTGAAACACGAAATACTTTACGGTCAGCTGCTGTGACAGAAACCATCTGGAATAATATGCAAGAAGCTATTACTGGTCTTTCAAAAGGAGGGGGGACTATTTGTACTTGTAACTATATTTCTGAACGAGGGAATATTCACAAACTTATTACTAAATATTCTAAGAATACAATTATCGTACCAATAAAAAAAGATGGAAAACCGACATGGCCAGATGCCTATACCATTGAAGAAATAAACAAGATAGAAGAAAATGCAGAGGACTTTTCGGGGGAATACATGTGTGAGCCATCGGCAGGTGCAGATGTATTTTTTGACAGGTCGTCGATTGATAAACAGATGAAGAAAACCCCGGTGAGAACAATAGCAGACTTTAAAATATTTCATCCATATGTTCATGATCATAGGTACGGTCTCGGTGCTGATGTTGCTGGTGGTGTCGGTCTTGATAGCTCTACTACAGTAATTATAGACTTCTCCACAATGCCATCAAGGGTGGTAGCGACCTTTGCTAATAATTTAATAAAGCCCGACACATTCGGTGATGAGATAAAGAATCAGGCAGACAGATTTGGCGCTCCCATAGTTGCTGTAGAAAATAATAAGTTTGACATGTGTATCGGTCGATTGAAACAAATATACGACAACTTATATTTTACAGAGGTAAAAGAGACAAGAGTGGGGTTACCGCCGAAGACTAGGACATATGGATGGAATACAAATTTTGACTCTAAAAACAAAATGCTTTCATTTTTGAAACGAGCCGTAGAGGATGGACATCTTGAATTGTCTGATGAGAATTTGATTGCGGAATTACGTTCTTATACCCGAGATGATTTGATGGACAAAGATGAGGATGTAAGACTTACGACAAGACACTTTGATTTACTTATCGCATGTTCGATAGCTTATATGATGCGTAATTTTGCGGAATATAAAAAAGATACAACAGCTAATTATGTCCAGCCTGAATATCAGCGCAGTGGCTTAGAATAAAAAATATATGTCAACAAGAGATAATTATTTCCGATGTCGTGTGTGCCGTAAACTATTCGCAGATGATGATTGTGTTCTCGATGAGGTAAAAGGGTATCAGTGTCCAAACGGTTGTGTCGAGCCGTATGAACAGCCGAGGTATGAAAGTCCTTTAAACTATGAAGATACAGAATCTAACTAAAAGGTGTGAAAGATGTGAGCAATTATATTTGTTACCAAACATCAAGGAGTCTTATGCTCGTCGGCTAATTATAGAGTATTTCCCATGTGAACATTGTGGTTTTTCAAAAGACTCATCAAACAAAGCTGGTAGATGTAGAGATTGTTCAATTCCCTTTGTTTTCATAGACCATCACGCACATGGTAGGTGCAAACGTTGTGACATGAGGCAACTACGCCACAAGAATAAGCATTAGTGTTATTTTTATCATCATGGAATATACCTCTGATATTGTTTTGCAAAGTCGTTATAAAAATATGGATAAGGATCAGTTGGCAAAAGAAGCTGTGACTATTGCTACCCAGCAAATCACGGCATGTTATGAATTTAAAAAGCCTAGACTAGCAAAGCTTGCTAGATATTGGGAGCTTTACGATGGCAAGACTCCAAAGAAATTGAGACAGCTGTTTAATGTACCGATTCCAGTATTCCCCGGAATGATTGACACGCTAAACGCTCAATACGATACTCCAATACAATTGAATTTCAAGGAAGGTGACGCTTCTGATTATTTCAAAGTTCAGAAAATCAATGGAGCGTTCCGAATGGAGATAATGAATACAGCGCAGAATAGTAAGTGGGATTCAAAGCTTCGTATGGCACGCAAGCATGCAATTATAAACGGCAGGGCTATTGTAGAATATCGAGCTACAAGTGATCCCGAATACGTTTCGGAACTAACCAATGTTAATTTAAAAGATTTTAATTTCCAGCCAAGAGGAGGACTTTATTTAGAGAATCATTTGTTTGCAGGTGTCGAGAATATCGAGAAAACTCAATCTGATTTACTTGAAGGTGTGGCCTCTGGTATTTATGACAAAGAACAGGTGAGACAACTCATAAGCGTATGTAACGATAGGCAGTATCTTCCAAATGGTAGTCAAGATATGGGTACGAGACTATCTCGTTTCAAGCCTCTTGGTCTTGATCCAGACAACAATTCATATGTAGGCGAATCGGTTTACAAACTAGCGGCACACATTTTGCGTATCGATGGTGTTAGATACTATCTCCTGTTTCATCCGTGGTCAAAAACGTGGTTGAGATTTGAAAAGTGGTCAACTATTGACTCATCTGATTTATATCCATGGAAGACTTTTGCTACTCACGAGGACGACGAGAACTTCTTGTCAAAGAGTTATGGTGACGATTTGTATTCAGCCTCTGATGCTATTGTAGCGATGTTTAATCAAGAATTAACCAATCGAGAAAAAAGAAATTTCGGCGCACGTGCATACGACAAGGACATGTTCCCTGATGTTCGTAAGCTAGATGAAGCAATGCACAGACCAGATGCCCTTGTACCAGCGGACACAAAGGGTGGTACACGTCGAATTTCAGAAGGAGTGTATGAGTTTAAGGTAGGTGAGCTTGGTGGTACGGTTAATCTTATTGATTGGATAACAGGCTCTCTCGGGCGTAATACTGGGGCTACAGACCTTTCAATGGGCGCAGTACAATCTGTATCAAAGAAGGCTTCGGTTACCTTTGCAGAGCAGAAGTCGGTGTCTAAGCGCATTGGTTGGGGATCACAGCCATTTCAAGATATGATGGCAGACCTAGGTAAGTCTTATATCTATGGGTTGAAAGACCATATGCCAGCAAAGATGGCTATTCGCATTATGGGTGAGGGTGGTTGGGACTGGGATGAGATTACACGTCTTGATTTGAGTACTAAGAAAGACATCGATGTGTTAATCCAGTCATCTGATCAGCAGATTATGGATAGCGAACTAAAGTCAAAAAAGCGAGCGGAAGCACTATCTCTTGTTGATCCAAACTTTGTTAATCCACAAAAGAGAAATGAGGAGATATTGATTTCTGTGGGTGGTTATGAACAAGCGGAGGTTGCAGAATTTCTTGATGTCAAAACTTATTCAGACAGAAAGGCAATCGCCAAGGCATCGGAGTCAATACAGGAAATCCTACGAGGTAAACAGCCATTGTTGTGGTATGGAGCCAACAAAGCTTTCGTTCAAAAGATTGTGGACTACGCTGGGGATAAACGCAGTACACTTGGGGATAAATTTGAGAAGCTTATTCAATATGCAATGGATCACTCAGAAATAGTAAGACAAAATATAGAGAGAAAGGTGGTAGAAGATACTACTGTAGCTCAACAGCAGGTTGGTCAACTACCACAGGAGAAACAGAGTACTGCGGTTAATCCTGGGATGTCGGGTGGGATGTCTCGTGCTCTCTCTATGGGTGCAGCGATGGCATAAAACATTATGAATAAAGAATTAGAAAAAGTAAGACAGATATTTCTAAATGATGATGGCCTCGATGAGGAGACAAAAGAAGATAATGCCAAAAAGATATTGGAGTGGGAGCAAGGACTTATTGCAAACGAAGCCTTTGCCGGTTGGAAAGACCATGACGTTACCCGACAGATAGAGAAACAAGCTAAAGATAGCTATAAAGATATTGCCATGAGATTGTATCGAGACAGAACGCTGACTGACACACAGAGAGTATCATTGTGGGCCAAGCAAGATGCTATCCAATGGATATTATCTCTAACGGAAAAAGATGCAAAAGGAGCTATTGAACAAATAAATAAAGAGATAAAATTGGCGATTGACATGTCCTAGTACGCCACATATAAGTGTTAAATTGTTAGATTTATAAAAAAATATATATGCCACGACCAAAGAAAATAATTGAATCGATTACCGAAACTGTTGTTGTGCCAGCAATAAAAAATGTAGTTACTCCGTCACCAGTGATTGCTAAACCTACTCTTGTTTATTACCGAGAACTTGCCAGTGATGGCACTCGCACAGGTTCTATTTCGTCACGTCTGTGTGAATCAAAGGAGATGGCCATAGTGTTCGCTGAAAAAACAGGTGGTAAGTTGGCGTAATTTTATGATACTCGAATAGTCGAGTATCACATAAATCACACCACGTGATTTCCCTGAACTACGAGGCATTACTGTAGTATCGTTATAGGACGTTAAAACCTATCCCTCGTGGTACGAGGCTGTAAATAAACCATATGAATGAAGAAGAACAGTACAAAAAGGAATTAGAGGCTCATGGAGTTGATATTCCTGTTGAGACTGAATCAAAGACCGTAGAGACTGAATCAAAAGTAGAACCAGAGACGAAAGTCGAGGAAGCTGATGAGGAGGTCAAAGTTGAGGAACATAAAAAGCGTTCTATCTATGATGAATACAAGGAGAAGAAATCCGAATTGAAATCAGAGAGAGAACTTCGAGAGAAGGCGGAGCGTGAACGAGACGAATACGCTGAAAAGCTAAAAACTCTCGGTAACGCAAGTACTCCGGAAGAAAAAAAAGAAGCCAAGGATGAGCTAGAACAGTTTGCAGAAACAAACAAACTAGATCCGATTGCTATCAAGCAAATGCGAGACTTATTTCTAAAGGATGTGAAACTACCCGAGATTGATGAATCTCTTAAAAAGGGATTGAGTGAATTTCAGGAATGGAAGACAAAAAATCAGGGTGCTATTGAAAAACAGCAATTTGAAGATGAATTCCAAAAGGTTACTCCGACTATCAAGGAATTGTTCCCTACTGCTTCAGTCGATGAATTGAAAGCTATAAAGAAAGAGGTTGACAATCTTGCTCATTCAAAGGATTGGAATACAAAAGACCTCGACTACATAGTTTTCAAAAATAAGGAAGTTATATCTGCTCTCGTGTCTCCAAAGAAAAGAGGAATGGAAGGAAAAGGTAGACAGGATGTAAATGAAGTTACGGCTGAATTTAATCCTAATGCTGATTATTCCAAGATGACTTTCAAGGAGAGAGAGGTATGGGAGGAAACCTACAAGAATCTCACCAAATCAGATGGACTTATAAAAGATGGTCAGGGTAGGAGATTACTAATTTAATATTTAAAAAGTTATGGCAGCAAATCCAAACACAATGACGTTTCGAACCGTATTCTCAGCTGAATACCAGATGTCACACTTCAAGGAGCCTGTATACCAGATCCTTGCGGACACACGTCTTGAGTCAGACCTCACAAAGGGTCAGACAGTGGCACGATCATACGCTTCCGACGTTCAGGTGAACGACATGGGTGGCGATGGTTCTTATTCAACACAGGCAATTACAGATACACAAGAAACTCTTGTTATCAACAAGGAGAAGGAAGCTTCAATCTACATCAAGAAACTTGATGAGCTTCAGGCACACCTTCCTCTTAAGCAGAAGTATGGTCGCAAGCTTGCGAACGCACTCATCAATCAAATTGATGGTGATGTTCTCCTTGCTGCTTATCAGGGTGCAGGTACGACTCTTGATGACGGTTCATTCGCAGGTACATCAGGTAATGGTTTCACAGTAACAGCTTCAAACGTAGCTACAGTATTCACTACAGCTATGCAGAAGCTCCGCTTGAAGAACGTGGTGTACAACAAGCGATTTCAGGGAGGTTCTAAATTGGAAGTACCAGAGGGTATGCCAATTGCAGTCATCTCTCCAGAAATCCTTTCTTACATCGAGCTATTCCTCGGTGGTAAGGACACACTTCTAGGTGATCAGGTTTCAAGAAACGGATACGCTGGTTACTTCATGGGCTTTGAGCTTTTCAACTCAAATGCACTCCCATGGACAGCGACTCTTGTAATGGCTACTAATCCTACTGATGGCGATACTATCGTTATCAATGGAGTAACACTTACTGCAAAGACAACTGTTGATGCAGGTGTTACAGCTGGTCAGTTTAAGATTGCTTCAACGGTAGACCTCACACGAGCTAACCTTGTTGCTTTCCTAAACCTAGCTGGTGGTTCAACACTCGCAGATGCTACAAACGCTGGATACAATGCTGTTTCAACAGCTAATCAGCGCCTTCTTAAGAATATGACATGGACTAACGATAACTCTGCTGATACAGCAACAGTTGTCTCCTCAGGTTGGGGAACGGTAGTAGTGTCAGAAACTTTGACAGCGGCAGCCGATATCTGGACTGTAGCTAAACAGCAATTGCATGTCCTCTTTACACTTTCAAAGTCAGTCTCTCTCGTGGTTCAGAAAGACCCATCAATGGAAGAAAACTTTGTTAGCGGAAAGATTGGTCGTGATTATATTGCTTGGACAGTTTATGGTATCAAAGTGTTCGTTGACCAAGCTCCACAGATCGTACAGCTTTCAGTAGCTTCATCAGCGTTCACAGCAGCGGCGAATCTACCTAAGTAATAATAACTAACTAATTACAACTATGACTAATATCCTCAAAAATATAGGACTTGTCATCGCAGGAGTTATAGTTGGTCTATTATTCTCTGCGATTTCAGTTAAAAGTAATCCAGTCGGCGGTGTTTATAACCAAGTGACAAAATACTTTTATGACGGAATCAACGTAGGTACAAGTGGACAATACACAATTAGTAGCACTGGTGCTGTGACAAACACAGCTTCGGTTACTACTGGAACTAACGGTTCAACTATCTCTTTTGTAAAAGCAACTACATGTAACCTCGTCGGAGGAACAATAGCGGCTACATCATCAGCGGTAGGCGACTGTGCAGTAACAGGAGTAGTTGCCGGAGATTTGGTTATACCAACTCTTGCGACATCAACAGCTAATGTTGTAGCTACAGGAGCGAGAGCTTCTTCTACAGCAGGATTTGTAACTGTAAGACTACTCAACCTAACTGGTTCAGCATCTTCGTTTACAGCAGTTGGTTCTTCGACTACATTGTTTATCTTTAGAGCGCAGTAAAATAGTGTTCTTACTCAATCCCTTTAGTGGGATTGGGATAAGGACATTATAAAATTAATTAATAACAAAAAATGAAAACCCCAACACTTTATAAAGTACTTGATGCAGTAACAGCAACAACTACATCAGATCCAGTAAACATTGAAAATGCAGAAAAGATTACTCTTCAATTTATTCGTGCAAACCATTCGGCAGGTTCGTCTGCTTTTGCAGTCACAGTATCACTCGATGGAACAAATTATGTTACTTATAATAAGCTTATTGATAATGTTACAAATACTAATGCGCAGACTTTGACAAGAGTTGCAGGAGCAACACTTTCGTCAAATACATCTAAGGTATATACTATGGATATGGTGAGTGACCACTATCGTTGGATGAAAGTCACCGTGACTGAAACAACTGATGGTACACATTCTGCTCTTGCTCTTGTTGATTATAATTACTAAAACAAATGATACTCCGACCGCAACGAAATTTCACAGTAGTACGTCAAATCGCAAATCATACCGATACTGATACCTATTATGTTCGTGCCGTCATTCGTAATACATACACCGATGCGATAATTGAAACTCTTGATCTTACTAATCGTGGTTCACAACGTTTCTCTAAAAATTGGCAAGTACCAGCAGATCCATCTGGACAGGGGTTAGAAATATCTATTGTCACATCTGTTTATACAGATTCAGGATATACAACTAAGAGTGAAAACTATGGCGATGAAGAAAATTCTTATCTTATAGAAGATAAGGAAGTAAACGGCCGTAGTGGTGGGTACGTAGGTGCCGGTGGTGGACCTGACGCTAGAACTATCCGTAGGATAATTCAAGAGGAGCTTGATAAAGTAAAGCCAGAACCTATTGAGATACCAAAGCCAAAGGAGTATGAAATGAGATGGGATGATATTCTCAATGCTGTTAAAGAGATAAAGTCATCAGTCAATAATGTTGCCAATAAAAAGCCAGACTATTCAGTTTTAATTGATGCAATGAAAGAGTTGTATTCAGCGATAGAGAAGAGAGAAGTAACCCCAGCTACTGACGTATCTCCTATGATGAACATGGCAGAGTTTCATAAGAATGAACTCAAAGATATTCTTAATCAAATGCATGGTTTCATGCAGTCTCAAGAAGAAATGATTGTAAAAATTGTCACAGAAAAACTCCCCAACGCACTTCAGAATATACAATTTGTTAGTGCTCCTATGAATTTTGCTGATGGACAGAAGTTTCTAACTGTAGCAAAAGGTGCTGTACCTAAAGAAGAGAGTCCAGTTGATGTAAATCAAATATCACAATGATAACCACAGGAGTACAACTAACGACTTTTATAACAGGACTCAATGCAGAGGCGACTATTGATCCAACGTTACTTGATGTCCTCGTTGATAACGCTAAGGCAATTATAGAAGAAGAAAGACCTTGGGAAGTATTACGAAAAACTGACTCATCGAAGACTGTTACAACTGCAAACACATGGCAGACAGCTATAGACCTTTCTACCATTACGGACTTTTCAAGGTTTTATGTTAATCAAGATGGTGTTGTTATAAAGCTTTTTGATGGTAACAATCGTGTTGAATATTATAGGTTAAAAACTTATGATCAGAGGTTAGAGTATAAAGACGTTTCCTATACGTGTGTATATGATGAGAATACAAAAACATTGTATCTAAACGGTACAGTACCTTTCAGTGGCACACTTTATATTCCATACGTTTCTACTTCGACAGCAATCGATTTGACTAGTGGTAGCGCAGTCTGGTCAGTGTTTCCATCACGTTTTTTACCTATACTTGGATATTATGCTATAGGAATTTTCAAAGGTGCTATAGACTATGACAGCATCAACAAACAAATGTTACCAAGTAATCAATCGGTGTTGATGGCTCTCAAAGAAGCCATGACCAAATGGGATAATGAGAAGCAGTTGGCCACACTACAAAGCAACGATCCGACTGAATATCCCGGTGGAAATCCAAGAGCTGGGGCAATCGACAGATATAATTAAATAAAATGTTCCCCGACTTCACCATATCACAATTTTACGGACTAAATACAGCTGTAAGAGATATAAAAACTCTCAAGGTTGGCGTCTCTCCTGATGCTAAAAATTGGTTGACTGGAAAAGAAAAAGACCACATCGAACTTCGACGTGGATATGCTCGTCTTGGACTAACAGAACAGACTGGTTCAGGGAAAGTGACAGGTATAGGTGTCGGTGTCCGATATGATGGTACGCAAGTACTTCATTTCTCACATGGTAGAAAAGTAAAATATTACGATACGGTTACTGGTGACAATATTGAGGTGGGTACAGACTTGCTTCCAGTCGGAGCTTCGGGAGAAGATGTATGTTTTGCTCCATACCAAGCACTCGCTGGCTCATTCATGTATCTAGGTTCTCCGAACTCATCTGTGTACAAGATACCGACAGCTAATCCGGGCAGTGCTGTTGACCAAGCTGTTAGTAACTACCGTTGGGGAGTATTTCATATAGGTCAAAATAGAGCGTTCGCAGGACAAAGAAAAGGAACTGTGGCAGGAAACAACGACAAGACTGGTTTGTATCTTTCTTATATCGATAAAGACCAGCTCTCTGATTACACAAATGTGGCAGGAGAAGCTATTGGCGCTCTTGGCTCGACTACCTATTCAGGCACACTTGCTTCTGCTGGTGCGCCGAAGACTATCATGTATCTAGCTATCACAGAGGCAGGAGGAGAGGTATTGAATGATGACAGGAATGGTAATCTTGTGGGGAGCGCAGGTTCTACTGGTACAATAAATTATGCGACTGGAGCTTATTCAGTCACTTTTAATCACGTAACAATTGGAGCTGTCACTGCCAATTATTATCATGAGACATCGACATCAACTGGGATACTTGATTTTACAGGTTCAGCTAATGGTCAAGGTAAGTCATTCAGACAAGATGATGGCGGCGGTAACTTGATGGCTATTTTTAATATAAACACAATTGAGTACTGTTTTCATCTATTGAAAACATGGCAGTTTACTTCAACACTTGATGATACAAATAGTACTAATCTCCCATATAGAAATGTAGGTATTCCGTATCCTCGAGCGGCGTATCAAACGCCAGAGGGAATTATAATGGCAGACCTCTCAAGGCCAACAGAACCAAAGTTTAGACGTATGCAGGTACTACAAGGTACAAACATACAAACGATTGAGCCGTTGCCAATCTCTGATGCACTAGACCTTTCAGTCAACGCTCACGATTATTGTGTTGCATACAGATGGGGTGATTACGAAGTCTTTTGCGTTCAAGAAAAAATAGCAGAAGTAGCAAATACATACAACTCTGTAATGTATGTAAGGAATGTTGTATCAGGTGCGTGGGATAAACTTGATTATTACGCAAGTTGTTTGGTTGAGTACAATGGTACTCTGGTTGCGGGAGATTCAGTAACGAATAATATTTATACATTATTTTCAGGATTTGATGAAAATGGTGATGTGATTTCAAATTACTGGAAGTCAAGTGATATGAATCTAGGGACTGAACATCTGAAGAATTGTAGACGAATGGTTATTGATGGATTGATACAGTCAGATCAGAGCTTGGAAGTCAGTCTGTCGTACGACGGTGGAGCGTTCACAAGTGTATTCACAATTACGGGTGACGCTGATTATGTAGACAGTGGAATTAATACATATATAGGTGGCCCAACAGTAGGGTCAAAAGTATTGGGAGGTGGAGGTAGTTCCTCTGCTCATCCTTTTGAAGTTGACTTCCCTATCAATAGTGACCGCTTTGTGAATGTTCAAATTAAAATCGAAGCATTGGGAGTAGGATTTGTTTCTATAAATAGTTTTACTTTCAAAGATATAAGGGATAAGGGGAGAAAGAATCTACCGACACGAACACAATAACGCCACATATAAGGACTTATTAGCTATTATAAACAATAATTATGGAATATCTATACAGCAAGTTGGTCTCATTAGTTCTAGCTCCATTCATATTGTGGGGAAGTATATTACAACCTACACCAGTTGCTCAAACATTCGGTACAGCACTACCACAAACAGTGGCTGTATTTGAAACATCTCTAGCGTCTCCAATTACATCGTCAGCTACAACTATGACTCTCACAGCTAACGCTATCAGAGGTGGCGGCGCTCTTTCTGGATACAATTGTTTTACGATCGACGAGGGTTCAGCACAAGCAGAGACAACTTGTGGTACTGTATCTAGCACATCAGTAACAGGACTTTCAAGGGGGATAAGTCAGGCTAACGGAACTACAACTGTCGCCGCTCTCCAGTTCGCACATCGACGAGGAGCGAACGTTAAGATTACAGACTTTCCTATTATTCAACTTTTAAAGGCACAAAATAATGGCGAGGAGACTTTTGATAACCCTTTGAGATACGCAACAACTACATCGACAACGACAGTGGCCCTAAATGGGCAAAACCTAGCTAGCGTTGCCTACGTTAACGGCCTTTCGTTCGGCGCAATACCGCCAGCATCAGAAACAGCGGCAGGATTTGTTGAACTTGCAACAGGAGAAGAAGTGGCCTCATCTACCTCATCGGGTGGTACTGGATATCGATTAGCGATTCCTGCAACAGTAGCAACATCTACATTCTATTCAGCATCAGCTAGCTCAAACAAGATTCCTGTAACAAATGGGGAGGGGGTACTCGATAGAGGTTTTATAGCTTCATCTACAAACTTTACTGTAACTAATAATTTTTATGCTTCAGGCACGAGTACCTTTGCATCTTCGACAACTATTGGTGGATTAAATGCGTTCGATATATCTCAAAAGAATATTCAAGTATTTACTGCGAGCTCAACATTTACAGTACCAGCCGGTGTAAAATTAGTTGATGTTGAACTCATTGGAGGAGGTGCAAGCGGTAGGGGTGCTCCAAATGGCGATTCTAGTATAGCTCCTGATGGAGGTGGTGGAGGAGCCTATGTACGCAAGATTATAAATGTAACAGGAACAAGTAGTATATTTATAACAATAGGAGCTGGGGGGATAAATACAGGAGCATCGCCAACGAATGGAGATGGAGGTACTACATCTTTTGGTAACTTTTTGTCGGCTGCAGGTGGGGATGATGGTTCGGGTGGAATAGCTAGTGGTGGAACTATAAATATAAATGGATATTCTGGAACAACAGGAGTATATATCAGTGGTGCATCTTCTGTCTCTTGGGGGGGTGCAGGAGGTGGATCAGTATTAGGTAGAGGAGCAAAAGCACCTATAACTACTGGATCGTCTCCATCTATTAATGGAATAAATGCGGCAACTTCAACTGATGGTTATGGTTCAGGAGGTAGTAGTGTTGTTCATACTACTGGAGATGGGGGGAAAACGGCCGGAAATGGAAGTCAAGGTATAGCAATAATCCGATGGTAAATTCACCCTATTCAAATGGTACATGGTCAGAAGGTAAGATTGTCAACGGAGTAAACGTTGGCGGTGGTGTTTTTACATCTAATCCGACACCGGCTCCTGTTGTTACTAATCCGACTCCGACTCCAACACCTACACCTACGCCAGTAACCAATCCAACACCTACACCAGTCGACCGCCCTATTTATGACACGCCTACAGCACCCACAAAGACAGCGGAGCAGATACAAACTGATATGTTACAAAATGCTCAAGGAGAAATAAATGCTCTTGGTCAATATGAAAGCTCCCTACTTGCTGAACAAAAAGTGATAAACGATAAGAATGACCGCTCAACTGCTTCCATCTCAACACTTACTGGCCTTGCAGGGTCAACAGAGGCTAATACACAACAGCAAGCGACCACTGCTGTAGGACAGCAAGCTAATCAGAAAATCAAAAATGAGGTCGCTATGAAGGTGCAATCACTTCTTGGAAACATAAGAGCCTCTGCTGTTACTGAAGCTCGTTCACTCCGTGAAGAAGCTCGATTGACTGAACAGCAGAGGATTGCTAACCGAGAGAAACAGCAAGCGGAGTCAGTAACTCAATTAAGAAACTTGGCGGCGTCAGGTGTGACTTACGATGGTTTGAGAAATACAGACCCTAATTCTTTTGCGTATTTATCAAAGCAATTCGGAGGTGATGCTGTACTCAAAGGTGCTTTTGTTTTGAATACTCCACAAGACCAGATAATTGATAAGAAACTAGAGAATGGTAAATACATTGTCGCTCGTCAAAATCCTCTGACAGGAAAAGTTACTGTAGAAACAACTGATATACCGGGCGTGGGAGTAGGATACAGTAAAGTCACAGACGCAGGTGATCGCCTTATTGCTATTCCAGATAATTGGGATGGAGATACGACGAAACTAAGAATAATAAACAAAGGTGTTGATCCGAGTAAGGCTATTGGAAAGGGAACAACCCCTGACGGTACATATATTCCCGGAACAAATCCAACTGTTGACGGTTGGGTATCTCAAATAAATGGAGGAAAAGCAAAGATCAGTAATGTTCCTAAAGGTATTCAAGGATTAGTTGTTCAAGCTCTATCATCTACAAATAATGTTTCCCTCTCTCAAGCGCAAATTAATGTTCAAGAAGCTTCTAAGTTGGTAAAAGAATTAATTGATGCCCCAGGTAGAGAATCAGCGACAGGTGTCCCTAATATGTTTACTGCACCTTTTGGTTATACTTTGCCTAGTTCAAATGCCCGTGATTTCAAGGCAAAGATTGCCCGTCTTCAATCGCTTCTTTCTCTAAACGCTATTCAGCAAATGCGAGGACTTGGTGCTCTTTCTGATGCAGAAGGGAAAAGGATAGAAAATTCCGTTTCAGCTATTAATGAATTTGGTTTACCTGAACAATCCTATCTTGACGAGTTAAATAGAATAAAAGGAAGTCTAGATGGGGTAAAAAAAGAAATAAATTCTGTTTCAATATCATCTGGTGATCTTGAAGTAGATCAGATGAAATCAATGGGTTACACCGATGAACAAATAAGACAGCTAAAAGAAATTAAATAAAATGGCAGAAACATTGATACAAAAAGCTCAACGATTGGGAATGAAACCAGCGGGTGCTCCTGTCGCTTCTTCAACTGAAACATTGATACAAAAAGCACAGCGAATAGGGATGAGTCCAGCCAATTCTTCAGTAGCACCATTTAAATACGATGTTTCTAGTGCTCCAGTGGTTCGTAAACCTATCGAAGAATTAAGGAAGGCCGCAGTCACCGCACAGAAGACCTCTGACTACTCAAGCAGTCCTGTTGGCCTTGCCGTAAACACAGCGAAAGACTTATTTAATACATTCACTTCTTCAGAACAAGGGCTTGGAAAGAGTATACAAAAAATATACGGAAACCAATCAGGAGAATTGCAAAACAGTGCTGATTCTATGACGAAGACTCAGCAAGGTATTAAAAGCCTTATCGCAAACAAAGAGGTGAGAGGTGAGAGCGCTGAAGACTTAAAAAGACAATACAATAAGAATGCCGATATTTTGAAAAATATGGGTGTAGATATTAAAGAAGAGGCTAGTCTACCATCAACAGGTCAAGTTGTTGGTCAGATTGGAGGTACTGCGCTTGATTTACTCACAGCTGGAACTTATGGAGTGGCAACAAAAGGGGCAAAGAGTTTTGCCCTGCTTCCGAAAGTAACAAAAGCGACATCCCCCACTCTGGTGACAGCGCTTCGAGAAACTGTAGCGAAACCGTCTGGTATCTTTACTGCGAAGGGAGCAGGAAATATTGCAAAAGGTGGAGCTGTTGGATATGGATATGATGTAACACAAGGACTTCAGAATGAATCGAGCAACCCATACACTCCCAGACTTGGTACAGCGATTGGAAGTATACTTCCTGGTATATCAGCTGGTGGACAGACCGTAAAGACAGGGATTACTAAAGCAGTCGATTCATTCTCTCCGTCAAAATTTGTGGAGAAGCGAGCCGGTGCTTTTGACACCTTACTAAACTCAGGGGTAAAAACTAAAAATGCGTTTGAGAGAAGTAAGGCTAAGGGGTATGATGTAACAAAAACACTTGCATTAGATGACAGATTTATACCAGATGTGGTGGATGGAAAAGTTGTACCCGATAAGGCAATAATCGCAGTTCAGGGTGAAGCTAAGCCTATGGCAAAACTTGTACGAGGAGTTATTGACTCAGAGGATAAATATATAAATTTAGAAGATTTTAGACAAAAGGCATTAAAACAAGCAGAAAACCTGAAAGACCAGGGAGCGGAATACGAACGTGTGGTCGCTAGAATTAATGCTGATATAGAATCGTACAAGAAATTTCAGAATCAAGCTGGTGAAATACCACTCTCAAAGGTAGATGATTTCAAAAAGGCGAAATATGAGTCGATTAATTGGAACGATCCAGAAAAACTATCTGCGGATAGGGCAATCGGAAAAGCATCTCGTCAGATAATAGATGATAATGTAACTGATATATCAGCTAACGACATGAATAGAGAATTGGGAAAATTGTATGATGCACAAGAAATGTTAGAGAGCCTCGGGGGAAGAGCGATACAAGGTGGAAGACTCGGAAAATACTTCGCTAGGGGTTTTGGTGTTGCTATAGGTTCAAAATTTGGTCCCGCTGGATCAATACTCGGCGGAGTAACAGCAGACAAAATGGCGACCATAATGCAGGGGGCATATTTTCAAAATCCTATAGTAAAACGTTTAATTGGTGAAATCAAATCAGAAAGGCCAGATATATTCAAGAAAGCAGAGGAATTGATAGTGCAGAGAGCTAAGAATAAGCTAGGGCAGAAACTATTACCAGCTCGCGCTGTTTCTCCGAAACTTTTCGTCACACCAGAGGGCAAAGTAACGAAATCGGTGCAGGAAGCATCTGACATCACAGCTGTAGAAAGTGGTAAGATAAAACCACCAGTACCAACTCCTGTGTCAAGATACAAGCCGATTTTAGCTCCTAAGGTGAAACAAGTACCAGAACCTTATATATCCACAGAAAAACTCCCTGTGATAAAGGCAGGCTCGGTTCCAAAACCAGTAAAATCAAACCTTCCATCAGTGGTAGGTGCTCCAAACGTATTCATGCCTCAGCGACGGTCGCAGATCCAACAGACTATAACAAAGCAGATTATTAAACCAAGGAATGACATACCCCCAACTGTACCCTCAAAGGGGAGTAAAGTCAAAGCTGTTATCCCCAAGAAAAAGTAACGCCACAATTGGGGCTTAATCTGTCATTATATACAACATGAAAATACTAAAATACTTACCTGTGCTTGCATTGTTTATCGCTCCATTGTTTTCTAACGCTCAATCATTCGGTGGGGGATCAGGGACAATACTGCAACTTGATTTGTGGAAGTCAACATCTACTCCGGCAAACACAATTATTCCACAGACTACGACCAAAAACCTACGTGTACCATCACTTGGATCAACAGGAACTCCATGTATCAGAGTAAATACTATCGGTACATTCAGCACATCAACATGTGCAGCGACAAGTACTCCCTCCTTCGACGGTCCTGGTACCCTCCAGTTCGCCTCCACAACATCGGGACAATTCTTCTCTACCTCAACATTAAAGTATGACACCACTACTGGATTTCTCGGTGTTGGACGCTCTACTCCTGT